GACACCATGAGAGATATTACTGATGGTGCTTTATACTATCATGCAGATTATATTCCAAATCCTAAATGGGCAGTTTCTAAAAAAACACAAAAAACAGTACAGATAGATACACATATATTCTATGCAAGAAAAGACTTTATGTTTTAAATTATAATGGAGCATTATGAAAAAAGGTGACGTGGATATACCACAACATACTCCTGGTAATATGGCTGAAAACTCCATGGGTGGAACTGAACTTCTGACCATGGAGTTATTCAAGAGACTTCCTGAAGAATACAAAGACTATTTTCAATTCATTATTTCTCGCAAATATGAACTTGAAGATAAGCCTCGTTTATACTGGCTTCATGATTTGGCATTAGATCCCGTTCATAGTTTTTTGACAGAACCTAATGGTATATCTTTATTTGAGAAGTTAGTGTTCGTCAGTCATTGGCAACAACAACAATTTAATACTCTTCTCAAAATACCATACTCAAAAGGTGTCGTAATTAAAAATGCGATTGATCCAATTGTGTATCATGCCAAGCCAAAAGACGGTCCTTTACAATTGATGTATTGTTCTACTCCTCAAAGAGGACTTGATGTTTTATATGGTGCATTAAGTCTACTTGACAGAGATGATTGGCATCTACATGTATATTCTAGTTATTCGTTATATGGATGGAAACAAAATGATGAACCATTCAAACCATTATTTGAAAAAATAGAAGAACATCCAAATATGACAAATTATGGTGCAGTTCCTTATGATGAGTTACGAGAAGCATGGAAAAAGATGCATATATTGGCGTATCCATCAACGTGGCAAGAAACATCATGTCGAGTAGCAATGGAAGCAATGTCGGCCCATTGTGCCGTAGTTACATCTAATTGGGGTGCATTACCAGAGACATGTGGTGAATATGGCTACATGTACACGTATACAGAAGATAAACAAGAACACGCAGTTCGCTTTGCTGATGAACTTGAAGATGTAATGGATGAGTATTGGTCTGACAAAGTGCAGAAAAATCTTGACAATGCACAAGAATATGCGTATACTCATTATAGTTGGTCAAAACGCATTTCGCAATGGACCTATTTTCTTGATAACCTCAAGTATGAGATTGAATATGACAAAACGTTTGAAGAAAAAACCAGGACGCCCGAAGATCAGTAAAGACGATCACAGACCAAAGAAAAAACGTACTCGCAATATTACGGAAGAACAACGTGAAGTATTGCGACAACGTATGGCTGAAATGCGTAAGAAACGCAAACCTGCCGAGTATAAAAATATTCATCATACTGTATTGTCTAAACCAGAGAATGACAAACTTTCTATGAAGAATGTCAAAGCATGGATCAAAGAAGCCAAAGAAGATGCGGCGGCTCATGCTAAGAATGCTCGTGGTCGGGGTATTACACCACAAATTCAACAACGTGAAATGGCAATGTCGGAGTCTAAAAAAGCATACGTGAGACAGATGGAGCATTATCTCAAGACTGGTGATTGGATTGCTCAATTCATGGGCACAAAAGAGAATGAACTAACACAATGGAAGTGTCTTGCAATGGCATATAATGCTGATGGCACTCCAAAACGTACTATTGGTGTTTGGTATCCTGACATTCGCATGACATGGACTAAGGAGATGGAAGACGGTAATTTTGAATTTGACAATGACCAAGAAGTGTCGTATGATGAAACCATTTCAATCACAGATATTAATTTTAGGAATAACGAACATAAACTTGCCTTATGATATTAGTTGATTATAGCCAGATTGCTATTGCAAACTTAATGCAATCAGCAAGACAAGGTGTGAATGAAGATATGGTACGCCATATGATACTGAATACGTTACGTATGTATCGTAACAAGTTTTTGGATGAATATGGTGAACTTGTATTATGTTGTGACAACTCAAATAACTGGCGTAAAGAGATATTTGAGCATTACAAAGCACCTAGAAAAATACAACGTGAAAAGTCTGATTTCGACTGGAATAACCTTTTTACAATACTAAATAATATTAGAAGAGAGTTACAAGAAACATTTCCTTACAAAATGGTATATATTAACCATGCAGAAGCAGATGATATTATTGCAACTCTCGTGATGAACCGTGAAGAAAAACTGAATGGTGTTGTATCTGAACAAGAACCCATATTGATATTATCTAGTGACAAAGATTTTGTTCAATTACAACGATTTGAAAATGTGAAACAGTATTCACCACTCAAAAAGAAATTTCTAAATACAGACAATCCAGAGACTTTTTTGCGTGAACATATACTCAAAGGTGATCCTAGTGATGGAATACCTAACTTTTTGTCTTCTGATGATACCTTTGTGACTGAAAAACGACAAAAACCATTGTCTAAGAAAAAGTTGTCTGTTTGGTGTGAACTTGATCCTGAACATTTTTGTGAAGGAGAAATGTTACGCAACTATCAACGTAATGAAATATTGATTGATCTGACTCGTGTCCCATTAGATCTACAAGAACAGATCATGGATAGTTATCATGAACAACCAACCAATGGTCGTTCAAAACTTTTCAATTATTTTGTAAAACATAAACTCAAAAATCTTATGGAAAACATAAGTGAATTCTAGGAGCGTGTATGGCGTCAAGACTGACATCGACCATACTCAAACAAGCAAATGAAATAGAAGATGTGAATGAACGTGCAAATTGGTTGCGTGAAAATGCAACTTATGCGGTTCGTGGTCTTCTAAATTTTAATTTTCATCCTGATGTAAAGTTTCTCTTACCAGAAGGTGAGCCTGATCTTGAAGGCTTGGCTATCAAAAGAGAAGCAGAAGATTATGTTCTAGGAACAGAATTTTCACATCTAAATGCAGAGATGAAAAAAATGTATTTGTTTTATGAGGGTGGTCATCCACAGTTACAACAACAAAAAAGAGAATCCTTGTGGGTCAATCTCATTACAGGTCTTCACTCTGAAGAACGAGATGATCTAACAAAAATGAAAGATAAAAAGTTGCAGGAAAAATATCCAAACATAACTCAAGAAGTTGGACATTTGGCATTTCCTGATTTAGTATTGAAGCCAACCCCTATCAAGGAGTTAGTTAGGGACAATAAAGGACGATTTGCTAAGAAAACTAAGACTAAAAAGAAAGAAGCCAAAAAATGAACGTGATAATGTTTTGTGCTGGCCTAAATCCGGAACTGCGACCTTTTACGGACTACAAACCCAAATGTCTGTTACCTATAAATAACAAATCCATTCTTTTTCATAATTTAGACTGGCTTGAACAACAAAATTTCAAGAATGTCACACTAATTCAGAGTTTTTGTGCTCCTCAAATGGATTTTGCACTGAAAAAATACAAAGGAAGTGTAAATGTGAAGCCAGTGACCGAAAAAATACTGCTTGGAACAGCAAAAGGCATACTTGATTACACTTTAGGAGTTGATGATGATGTAATTATCATGAATGGTGACAATATTTATGATTTTGACTTGCGAAAAATGTATGATTTTCATCAAAAAAGTCGAAATTTTTGTACTTTGGGTATTCATGACGTAAAAAAAGGTGAAAAACACAAATCTGTAGTTAAATTAACCGAACATGGTATGATTGAGAACTATATTCCTAGACCAACCTTTAAATTTAAGGCACCCACTGCCGTAAACGCTGGAATTTGTGTTTTAAACCCAAAATTTCGGCAAAAAATCAATTTAAGAAAAGATCATGATTTTTGGATTCATACAATAAAACGAAATTCGGACGAAATTTACCCATTTCGCATTAATAGTGTAACTTGCATCGATTCTGCTGATGAATATGCAAGAATTAATAATACTTTTAGTTCAATTGACCATTTTTTTGTTGGTCATGAAAGGTATTGATGCCAACATATGTATTTAAATGCGACAAATGCGAAACTGTATGGGAAGAATCTTTAAAATACGAAGATAGAGATGCACCTACAGAATATGGTTGTACGGCAACTTCTCCTTGCGATGGTAAAATTTCTAGAATTCCAGTAATGCCAGGATTTGCATACGATAATATAAAACCAAATAAAAAACCAGATCAAGGTTTCAATGATCGATTGAAGGATATTAAGCGTTCTCATCGTGGAAGTGATATAAACATTTATGACTGATTTT